AGCGCCCTGGTCGGCTGCCGCCTCCTGAACGTCAACGGCCTTACGAACCATTTTCCACTTCACTGCATGAGTGCAGATCTTGCCCTCTGCAATGGGTGACCAGATGCCATAAATACGAATACCGTGATCGCCATAGGCGGTTGGCTCTTCGTTGATTTCATAAGCGGTTCTGATGAGGTGATATTTGCGGGGAACCAGTACGCCGCCCTGCTTCATGATGTAGGTGGCAAAACAACCAGCATCAGCAGCAGCCAGAATGGCATCAAGACGCGGGTTATCCAGTACCGGCGCACCTGCTTTTTTGTCACCCTGTTGCCTTGCCGCCTGACCAGCCAGCAAGCGAAGTTCACGGTAAGCCTGACGTCCCGGAATACCAAAGAAGCGGAATTGCTGTACACGATGCAGAGACGCCCAGGCATTAACGTATTCAGCGTTATCACGCAGGGATTTACCCGTTTCCTTGCTGATTTCGCCAGCCAGACCACGCCCATCAATGTTCTTACTGATGTATTTCGCGATATAGCTTGTCGGCGTTCCTTTTCGCGGGTTAATCAGCTCAGACTTAAAGCGCGGCCCCGTGTTATTGCCCAGCTCCTCGCGGTCTTCACGGATGGCAAACTTACGCAACAATGCAGTAATGGCGCGGCGGTCTTTTTTGCGCATGAAACACAACAGGTGCCAGTGAACTGTACCGTCATGATGCGGCTCAGCCACCCGCACACCATACCAGCGCAACCCGGCTTTGTGCATCGCCTTACGAAATGCAGCAAACATGCCGACCAGATAATCGCTGCTTTGTCTTACCGTCGCATTTGTCCAGGTTGGGTTTGGTCTGCCGTTATTGAGCGTGGAATGGAAACGTGACGGACAGGTAATGGTGTAGAAAACGGCGCAGTCACCGCGCATTTCCGCGATAAGCTCCAGACCTTTAACACAGGCCATCATCTCATTGCGGCGGTGCGCCGGGTTGCTGCTGCTGGCGTTTACCACGTCTTCCATATCCAGCGTGTCGCCCTCTTCGTTCACCAGTTCATGAGAACGGAAAAACTCCAGTGACTTGCGGCGCTGCTCACGTTTATGCATCACGGCTTCATAGCTGACATAGGGAGATGCTTTTTTGCTGACCAGGCAGACAGCACGCAACTGCTCTTCCCGCCATTCGCAACGCATTTTCCATAATTTCCGGTACCACCAGTCGGCGCACAACATACGCGCCAGCGAACCCGGAATGAGTTCATAGGGCACGGGTTTACGGCGGTTTCTTTTCCGACGGAGTTGCTCAAACGCAGGCGGGATGACATCCAGACGCAGGGTTTCCGCTGCCACCTTTTCCCATGTCTTGCGGATTTCTTCTGGCTTAACGTCATCGGTGGCATACAAATCACCACAAGCTGCATCAAGGCACATGCTCATATGCGCAGCGACAAGGGTAGACAGGCGTTTCACCTGATCCTGACTCATTTCAGGCAGAATCAGCAGGCCGTCCAGCCCTACATGGCTTGCCATAAAACGAAAAGATGCAGATAGCTGGCTGTCGCGTACATGCTCCAGTCGTTCCAGACATGGCTTAATCGTCTCACGTAAATAGCGGGAATAAGCCTTTGGCCTGCCCAGGCTGCTGAAGTATTCAATACGTTGCATCAGCGGCTTGCTGATATGGGAAGGCTGGGCGTTGACGTCCGCCAGAATGACCATATCCGGATTAAAACGCTGCTGCTCATGCGCCAGCTTTGCCCGGCTAATGAGCTTATCCTGCTCCATTTCGCGCTGGACAGGATCACGGGATTCATTAAAGAAATAACGCTCCCAGACCTGATCACTCAGTGCCTCGCGGCGCAGTTGTTCCTGCTCGTTATCGACAGCGTACAGAGTGATCAGGTTTGAAAGCGCAGAAACCGGCGCAACTTCCGCCGGGTCCAGATAAGGGTTAATGGCCTTTTTCGGGCTGTTCCATGAGAACGATGCGGCAGCTTCGTTAAAGCCGCAGCAGTTGTTCATATCGGCATGACTCATGCACGTACTCCGTACACGGCAGAACTATCCACGCCACGCGAATAATCAAATCCCACCCAGCAGCGCGGCCCGGAAACAGCAATGATTTCTGTTGCTGATTTACCCTCGCCAGCTGCCACACCGATGCTGCGTTTTGCCTTGATGTAGTGGTGAGTAAAATTGCGATACAGCGAACGGATCAGGGATGTGTCACTGTTAGAAACAATGACCGGATGTCCTTCTGATGACCGATGTTCAAGAACAGATGCCAGGTGATACTGGTCATCTTCAGTGAAGCCGTCAGTGTGATAGCCGGAAAACGTACCGTCATACGGCGGATCGCAATACACCACATCCCCCGCTTTCAACATCGCCAGCGTTTCATCAAAGCTGGCGCAGATAAACGTTGCTCGCTGGGCTTTTTCTGCAAATGCGCGAATTTCTTTTTCAGGGAAATACGGATTTTTATAATTACCGTAGGGAATGTTGAAATGCCCGCTCTTGTTATAGCGACATAAACCACGGTAACCGTGACGATTTAGATACAGGAAATATACCGCTTTCATGAAATCAGTAATTTCAGTTGAGTAATTAAACTCCTGCCTTATGTTGTAATAAGCCACCTCCCTGTTTGCGATCTCAAAAAAAACTCTGGCGCGAGATATAAACGATTCACAATCAGCAGCAACCTTTTTATAGAGGTTGATTAAATCAGGATTAATATCCGCAACAAGATAGCTGGGGTAATCCGTCTCCATCATCACAGCACAGGAACCCGCGAAAGGTTCAACCAGTCGCGGGCCAGCAGGAAGATGTTTTTTCAGTTCGGACATAATGGCAGTTTTATTACCTGCCCATTTCAGGATGGTGCTCATACAGCACCTCCTGCAATAACATATCCCAAAGCTTCTAATGGAGTTAATGGGCGAATTGATAGCATCACCCATTGTTCTGAAACTGCCATGACGTCATTAACCGGAAGCACATGAGAGATAACAGCGGCCCATTCCCTACCCGTAAATACGCCATGCTTCCATTCGCAAAGAGAAAGAACATCACCAACTTTATAGCCACGATCGTCTTTACGAAGTTCAGCCGTCTTTTGACCTGCAACCACAGCGTTGAAATACTTAGGTGCAATTTTTAATTGATGGATACGCACTGCCCTTGTCATACAGCACCTCCGTTGTAATGTTTGCCTTTCAGCTCTGCGATTTCCTGGCAGGTAATGCAAAGCTGCACTCCCGGAATGGCGCGGCGTCGTGCTGGCGGAATTGGCGCTTCACATTCAATACAAAGCACGCGAGACACGCCCGGTGTTTTGGCACGGGCAGCACGAATATGGCGCTGGCGTTCTTCTTCAACGCGCTGCTGTACGAGATCCATTGCATCAGCCATTAGTGGATCTCCTGCGCTTCGTTCTGGATTGCTTCAGCAGTTACACGCAGCAGTTCTGCCGCTTCGACGTGGTTTAGCTGGCGGGATGTGATATGACACGCCAGGCTATCAAGGCGAGCTGCCATTGCTTCAGCCCTTGCCCGGCGTTCTTCCAGACGAGCCTCTGTCAGTAAAATATTAAGCCCTGCGTCATCCGGTCCGGTTTTAGTCGTGAGGGTTTCAATATTACGCATAATCAATTCTCCTGAATTTAGATAAAGGGATGCCCGGCGGGTTTACGCCATTAATTTCATTAGTTGGTTAATTCGGCATGGTTAGCCGTTTGGGAAATAAGCTCACCACTGCACGAAAATGATTCATTGCTTTAATCAACTCCCGCTTTTCGTCAGTGGTCAGCTCATTAATGCTGATGCTATGACGTTCAGCTGGAATTTTTGCCATAAAGAATATGGCAGCCAGTGCTCGTTTATTTTGTTCATTATTGATATCCCGTGGATCACGCATATCTTTAATAAACCGCTCAAGCTCTGACTCAATATTCAGGCCAAATACTTTCGCCCTTAACTCCGCAATGTGATTAAGTCCATTCAGGCGTTCACCGGGGCTTAATGGAACAGTCGCCGCAGCGCCATTAATTGCCATAATTCATATTCCCAAAACGCAACTATCGCTCTTTGTTCTTACGGTAACGCTCAAGAGGAGATATATTTTTTCGTATCATCTCTTTAACCTGCTCTCCCCGTAAAAACGTCCCATCCTTTAGCGTGAAAAAGTAACTGCCATCGCCCGACAACGACGGATAACAACAGAGCAAATCATCTTCAGATACTGAATAACTCTCCCCTCTGTAACGAAACTGATAAACCACTTCACTTTCCGCTGCATACATTTTGACTTTCTCCGTTTCCCCGTGGTCAATTCAGACAGCAATTCATCTTGTGAACGGCACGGATGCCAGCGTTTACCATCCTCACCCATGATCCAGCCGTGACCGTAGTGCATTGCCGGGCTTTGTTTTACCAACAGCGATGCAAATGATTGTGCCGGGAATTTTTCTACACGCCCGGCGCGTGCCTCAGTGGTAGACTATTTGTGCTAACAATCATCTACCCCTCAAAGGAGAAAACTGATGTCAGAAACAGACAACTTTCATGTACTCCCTCGCCCGGCTCCAGCACCTCAGCCTGAACCGGGGCAAGAGAAGAAATAGGAATCCGGCATGACTAAACAAAGCTCCGAATACTTCCAATTGCACTACTGTTATTACCTTGAACTAATGACAGCAACGTTCCATGGTCGAGCTGATAAATTAATGACAGCAATCCAACTTATAAGCGGAACAGCTGTATTTGCTAATACAGGTCTGGAATGGTTGTTCGCTTTTCCTGTTGTTGTAATCGCAACAATCCAACTTGTATGGCAACCAGCTATTATTGCGGAACGAGCAAGCGTACAAAGCCGACAATATGGTGAGTTGCTTTACGCCGAGGATGAATTGTCTCCACAGTTCATTGCACAAAAATTGAAAGCTTTGCATCACTCTGACTCCACAACATTCGGATCTTTGTTAAACCCAGCCTACAAAAGAGCTGCTATTGCCTGTGGTCGGGTTGACGATGTAAACCTCAGCTTCCAAGAAAAACTTTTCGCTTGGTTCGCAGGTTGTTTGCCACGTTAACCATAAATCTTTGTAGGAATCGCTTTTTATTTCTTCCCCGGTAAGCCTGTTGCCGGGGTTGTAATTCAAAACTTGGATGCCACTTTTTCCCACAAGGTAAATAAATCCAGCCGTGACCGTAATGCATTGCCGGGCTTTGTTTTACCAGCAGCGATGCAAATGATGGTTCTTTCGTCAGCATAAGCACCTCACAGCAAACCAAATGAAGCACCAAGGCCAGTCACGGTATCAACTGCACTCGCCATCGCAGGGTTAGCCTGTAAACGGGCCTGCAATGAAACAGCAGCCAACGCCATCAGTCGTGTTACAGAGTTAATGCTGCTGATAGCATCACGACGGCCTGCACTGGTTTTTACATCGCCAGATACCGCACCTGCAGCTACACGCCCGATCTCTGCTGTTGCACTCATGACGTAATGCGGCAGTTTCTCTTTTGCCACCTCATTAATCGGAACACATGGCAGGCAGTGAATCTGTGCCAGAAAACCATCTACCAGTGTTGAGTCTTCTGTCAGATCAGTAAGCAACCAAATTTCTGGTGCGGTTAATAAATGAGGTTGAGCTGGATTCAGCTTGTTCCGCAGAATCTGCACATTCATACCTGCACGTTCTGCCAGTTGCACCAAGTTGTGGCGCAATGCAAATGCACGACAGGCTTCATCAAAATGTGGATGTTTGGAAACTTGGTAATCAAACATAGTCGACACTCCTGATGCATCCCAAAATGGAACTAGTTGAATACAACATTGCAATCAGTAAGTGCATCAACGGTAAGAGCAGCAAGGTTGATCATTACCTTTTCTCTTTTCTTGTCTTTCCGAAGGCGATGGCGAGGGATACGACCATCAGCCAGCATATCGTTGATGGTGTCGATAGAAAGACCAGTAAGTTCGCTATAACGCTCAATTGTGACGTGTGGCGTATTCAGAGTTATTGAAATGTTAGGGGTCATGATGCAACATCTCCTATTGGCTTGTGGTGAGCCGGTATTAATCGTGACAAAACATCACAAAACGGAGAATAGGTTCACATAAAGAATATGTCAACTCAAAAAATCACATTTCGCCATATTGAAGATAGTCTGAAAGCTATGGTCATGCAGAATCGTGGAGGGCAAAAAGTCATTGAGAGGATACTCAAGGCCTATGGTTTCAAATCACGCCAAGCCTTCTGTAAGCATCTTGGTATTTCACAAAGCACAATGGCTAATAGATATGCACGCGATACCTTCCCTGCTGATTGGGTTGTTATATGTTCAATGGAAACTGGCGCATCCCTAGAATGGCTGGCCTTTGGTTCTAACAATGCAGAAGAAAGTTTCCCCCCTTATGTGGAACAACATGATGAAACAGTCCCACATGAGGGGTTTAACAGCAACGCTCATCAATCATCCTTTAAGCTCCGCATTGAGAATCACATTGAGCTTACTAACGGAGGAAAAGCCGCGATAGAGAGGATTGTTAATGCTTACGGGTTTAAAACCCGCCAAGCCTTAGCCGACCACCTTGGTATTTCAAAAAGCACATTAGCCACACGATACATGCGAGATTCTTTCCCTGCGGATTGGGTGATTAAATGCGCATTAGAAACCAAAGCAGATCTCGCCTGGCTAGTTACAGGAATCGAAACGCCAAATAGTTCACAAGAAGAAAACACTGTAATTTTAAATAAGTTCAATTTGGTCAATGGCGTGCTTGTCGAGTCAGGTTTTTTTATCCATGGATCGGTGTCTACTTCCGAAGCAAGAAACTAGCAGCTTGATGTTTGTAAGCAATGGAGAAAAACATGTCATATGTGATAAAGAATTTCACCTAATTAGAGATGGAAAATGGTTAGTAGGAATTGACAATGAGTTATCTTTAAAAGAGTTAACTCGTTTACCTAAGAACAAAATTCTTGTTTCTGGTGGGAGTAAGGATTTTGAGTGTTCCATTGAGGATATTCAAATTATAGCCAGCATTATCTTAACAATACAATAACATTGCAGACATTACTTTTAAATACTTACTGGAGGAGTCTAAAATGAATCATCATCTTTCAAAGATTTCTATAAAAAACTTTAGATCTTGCAAAGATATTGATATCAATTTTTCTTCATTCACGCCTTTAATCGGTTACAACAATGCTGGTAAGTCAACGATTTTAAATGCTATTGAATGGCTTTTTAAGAAAAAACTTTTGTCCTCTGATGATTATACTAATCCAGATAACCCTATAGAAGTTATAGGTACAGTTAAGGGTATTACTGAAGATATTTTGTCAGCTTTAACAGAAGAAAACAGAACTAGAATTTCACCCTACATTATTGATGGGGTATTGATATTTAAGCGTCAACAGACTGTTGGTGCTCAAAGTGCAAAAGACGTCAGATTATTAATTAAAAACCCAGAAAATAACGAATTCAGGACATCACCAACGGGTATTGAGAATGCGATAAAAGCCTTATTTCCAGACCCAATACGTATAGGTGCAATGGAAAATGCAGCGGATGATTCTTCAAAATCAAAAACAGGAACTACAATAGGTAAGTTGCTGGCAGAATTGAGTTGCAAAATAGAAGAGAAGCACACTCAAAGGATACTAAGCCATTTAAATGCCGTTAATAGAAGAATGACTGCAACCGGTAATAAACGAATATCGGACCTCAATGATATTGATGATTCAATAAGTAGTAAAGTTGCTGATTTCTTCCCTGGGATAAGTTTAAAACTACACTTCGAACTCCCTGACTTCAAGGATATATTTAAATCAGGGACTGTAAAAGTATATGAAGATTCATTTCCCGGCATTGCTCGTGACTGTTCTTCTTATGGTCATGGCACACAGCGTTCGATTCAGATGGCTCTAATAAGACATTTAGCTGATATAACCAACGGTGATGATATTAAAACAACTACTCTACTGTTAATAGATGAACCTGAGTTATATCTTCACCCATTTGCTATCGAACAAATTAGAGAATCTCTAAAAACACTATCTCATCATGGATATCAAATAATTTTCTCTACCCATTCATCTCAAATGATTACCTCTGACTTAGCAAAAGACACTGTGTTAATCAGAAAAAACAGTCAGCGTGGCACTCATTGCAGATTAACATTAAAAGAAGCAGTCAATAAAGTAATCGAACAACGACCAGCACAAGCAACCCATTTATTTTCATTAACACAGTCTTCAAAAGTTTTGTTTGCTAACAATGTAATACTAACAGAAGGTAAAACAGAGACTACTCTGCTCCCATTTATTTTTAACAAAGTTAAAAATAAAACATTAGGTCAGATGCAAATAGCACTAATTGAAACAGGGTCCGTTGAAAGTATATCTAAAACGATGCAAATTCTAAATTCAATGGATATACCTACAAAAGCAATTGTCGATTTAGATTTTGCGTTCCGCGGTGCAATAAGGAACAACTTCTTAGAACATAATGACGAGGATATTTTACGACTAAAAGAAATCTTGAGAAGTATGCATGCTAATGGAGAATGCACTCTCGATGGATCCGGTTTGCCTACAAAGGGTAGTAACACTACCGCAGCTGAAGCATTTGCTATTATGTCTCAAAAACCCGGCGCCAGAGAATTTTTGTCATCATTAGCCGCAAAACTGAGAAATGCAAATATTTGGATTTGGCTAAATGGTTCGATAGAAAACCATTTGGGTCTTACAGAAAAAAATGAATCAGTATGGGCTGATTTCAAAACAAAAGCAGATACACAACCTCTTTCAGATATCTGTGCAGATTTCGAAAGTATTGAGGCTTTAGTCGACTGGATTACCCCTGACGTATGATTTAATATTTACATACATTGACCACTGGTCAAACATACAGTTAAATTTAGCCCTCTGACATGAGGGCTTTTTTATGGCAGTACGAAAACTCACCACAGGAAAATGGCTTTGCGAATGTTACCCCGCCGGACGTAGTGGGCGTCGGGTGCGTAAACAATTCGCCACCAAAGGCGAAGCTCTGGATTTTGAGCGCCACACGATGGAAGAAACCGAAGCAAAGCCCTGGCTGGGTGAATCAGTGGATCGTCGAACACTGAAAGACGTGGTTGAGCTATGGTTCAAACTACATGGTAAATCTCTGACAGCTGGGCAGCATGTCTATGACAAATTGCTGTTGATGGTTGACGCTCTGGGCAATCCTCTTGCAACCGATCTCACCTCTAAAATGTTTGCCCACTATCGAGATAAACGCCTGACAGGCGAGATCTACTTCAGCGAGAAATGGAAGAAAGGAGCAAGCCCGGTCACCATTAACCTGGAGCAAAGCTATCTAAGTAGTGTTTTTAGCGAACTATCCCGTCTGGGCGAATGGTCGTATCCGAACCCACTGGAGAACATGCGAAAATTCACCATCGCAGAAAAAGAGATGGCATGGCTTACCCATGAGCAGATTGTTGAATTGCTGGCTGATTGCAAACGTCAGGACCCAATTCTGGCACTGGTAGTTAAGATATGCTTAAGCACAGGCGCACGCTGGCGTGAAGCCGTAAATCTTACCCGCTCACAGGTGACCAAATACCGAATTACCTTTGTAAGAACGAAGGGGAAGAAAAACAGAAGCATCCCTATCAGTAAAGAGCTTTACGAAGAGATCATGGCGCTTGATGGGTTCAATTTCTTCACAGACTGCTATTTTCAATTTTTATCCGTGATGGAAAAAACGTCTATCGTGCTCCCTCGCGGTCAACTGACACACGTTCTGCGCCATACGTTTGCGGCGCATTTTATGATGTCGGGTGGAAATATCCTTGCTTTGCAAAAAATCCTCGGACATCACGACATAAAAATGACTATGCGTTACGCACATCTGGCACCGGATCACCTGGAAACAGCATTACGGTTTAATCCGCTGGCAACACTACCAACATCAATAGCAAGTTTTTGA